TGTTCCCAGCCGACTCGATAAAATCGGCAGGGTCGATAAACTCTGAAGTAGCGGAGGTGCGATCGCATTTTATTGGTTACCCAATATTCAGGCGCGTCATGGATGACGAGGTCACCGAGGCTTTCTGGGCCTCGTAACTTTCGTATGTGAGCTGGAAGATTATCCAGAACACAAAGCCAGACACGATGAAGATAACGGCGATGATCAGGAGAACCGTTGTTTTGACGGCCCATTCTGTAAATTCCGTTAGCCATTGCGATAAATTGTTGTGGTTCACTTGGAAACTCCTTCAAGTAATAGGAACGTACATCGACGCCTTTGAAGTAGTCTCCACCACAACTCTCCCTAAAATCTCCACTTAGAAAGGTTTTATCCTCGTTCGGTGAAAATCCTAGGTATTTGAGAGCACCTATAACATCGTCTGCCAGAAACGTAGGGACGATTATATCGTCCCCGTATACCCAAATACCGTCACCTGGAGACATCTTTTGGATGTCAGGGTTACGGTGCAGCCAGAGGTTTCTGACTGCGAGGGATATAGCTAAGAAAATAGCCGTCTCGAGCTCGAATGTATACCCGTTACCCATACTAGCGAATTTCTCTAGATTGATGACGTCACCACCGACAAGGGTGGGTGGACTGCGAAGCTCAGAGAGCGTCGTAAACCAATCATCTGGGAGCAAGAGTTCGACCAGAACCTTGCATACGGTGTCACTGGCGTTCGAGAGATCTATCGTTGCAAAAGCGCCAGATATACTGGCTTCACGAGCAACCTGCTGGTGAATTTTTTGCCCGTCCTTAAGGTTAATACCTCTGAGACGAAGTCGCTTCCTAATCGCTTTACCATAAGCGAGTTGGTAGAAGGAGTTTAGCGAGGGCTCGACGGCAATGCCGCGATCCTTCGTGCAATCCTTTGGGACCGTAGTAAAACGGTTTCCCTCGACAACAACAGGTACTCTCCCCGATTCGCAACAGGTCTTTGACCATTGCGTGCCTACCCAGTTAAATAGGTGAGGCCAGAAATCAGGGGTCATAGTGGGTCGGGATGACATTTTATCAGGCACTGTGGTTAGCAGCCCTTTGTCGGCATAGGTGGAACCAGGACCAAAACGGCCTTTTAAGCCGTCCGGACACTTACCTAAAAGTTTAAACATTTCTTTACGCGCCTCTGCGATGAGCAGAGTACACGCATCACGGGGTCTTGTGCCTTCACGAGCAAGTTGCTCAGTAGCCAAGGTATCCCATAGATGAATGGATAAACGTTGGTTGGTTCTCTTGCATAGCTGTTCACATTCAAAGAAATTCTGAACAGCGGCGGCCTTACGGTCGACGCTGGTAGGAAGATCTGCGCATTTGCGCAAGAATGAGGTGACAGCAACGTCGCCGAAATAAGTTTCAGCGTCGTCGTAAGCAAGCGGGTTGACCTTAAGTTTAGCAAGGTCATCCCAACGTCCACGTCGAACAAGGTCTAAAACCTTTTTTGATGTGTCGCTGCCGATCCCTTC